GCGTCAGGCGTCGGACGGCGTCCCCCCCCCCGTTGCTGAAGGCGAAGGGCTCGGGTATCAGCGTCTCCGTCTCCCAATCGCTTCGCGAGGGATGCGCGTTGAGGCTGCGGGCAGTCTCAGCGGCCAGGACCAGAAGGCCGCTCTCGGCGTCCTGCTGGGTGGCGCTACCGGCAGCCTTACCGTTCGCGCTGAGGCTGGCGGCTACGAGGGTCTCGCTTCCCCCTCCTAAATCCCCTCCCCACGCCCTTAACGTCCCGACGCCCTCGCGGTAACCTCCAAGGCTGCCTGGAGTGAACGCGGCAGTTCCTTTCCTCGCTTCACGGCGCGGCGCAGGATCCCCGCGCAGGCTCTCGGGCTCAAATAGTACCGCCGCGGCACGCTGCCAGAGACCTCCAGCGTGTCCGACAACGAACACACGACGCCGTTGCTGGGCCACTCCGTAGAACTGAGCGTCAAGAACTCGGTAGGCAAACCCATACCCGAGTTCTGCCAGCATCCCGAGGAAGGAACCAAAGTCCCTTCCCCCGTTGCTCGACAGGACACCGGGGACGTTCTCCCATACCAGCCAACGGGCGCGAACTCGCCTAGCCAGCGCGCCAAACTCGAGCATGAGGTTACCGCGCGGGTCATCCAGTCCCTGCCGTAGTCCCGCGATGCTGAAGGACTGGCAAGGGGTTCCTCCAACGAGAAGATCAACTGGCCCATGGTTGGCTCCGATCTTGGTGAAGTCGCCCAGGTCAGGAACGCCGGGCCAGCGGTGCGCTAGGACAGCCCTCGGGAAGCGGTCGATCTCGGCGAACCACATGGGCTCCCAGCCGAGCGGATGCCACGCCACAGAGGCGGCCTCGATGCCAGAGCATACCGACCCGTAAGTCATCGCTCACCCTTGGTCCTGCGCTCCTCGGCCCGAACCTCGGCCCACGTGCGGTCGTTTTCGTAGACACGGACCGCGACCCAGCCAAACCCCGGAGGCTCGTTCACGTCCGCAGCTTTGGTCCCCTCCTCGAATATCCGCGTCGAGTGAGGCCGCAGGAATCCGAGGGCGTCCGCGAGATATGCCACGATGTTCTCGACGGACGGTTGCTGTAGCGGAGTGGACATTCCACCCTCTGCGCCGATCTCGTTTAGGTCATGGTGATCGAGTCGCGCGATCACCGGGCCCATTAGCACGTCCAGCTCGCCGGTATCCACCACCAGTCCGTTGATCAGGGGCCCGGCCACCGTGAGATCAACGGTGTAGTTGTGACCGTGCAGACGACTGCACTTGTGCCGATCCCGCATTCCGATCAACCGGTGAGAGGCACAGAAAGTGTACCGGCGAGTCAGGGTCACCATGGCAACTCCAGGTGTGGCGATGGACGCATCGCGGCCAGCCACTTTGTCATGTTTGCGTGGGACCATAGCGGTTGATTTGAATCGATCGAGTCGGCCCCGATCCGCTGCGCCCACCGCACCCGCTTGGCGATCCCGACCCGCCCGACGTGGCACGGTTTCCCGTGTTCATGGGCGAGCCGGACCCAATCCGCTGCCGTCCGGAGTTTCCACCCCAGCGTTCCGCCGACGAATAGTCCGTCGAAGCGGCCCAAGAACCGCCCCACGTGGCGTGTCCTCATTCCATCCTGCACGGCAAGATAAACAACATGGCCCATCCGATGGAGGTCAGCATCCCAAACGAGGGAGAGCCGCAGCGACGCCAACCCACCACCGATGATGTCGGGAGCTACTACGAAATCAGGCATGTCTCCGGGCTGGCATTTACCCAGGGCCTCGATAAATGGGCTAGGATCCCAAACCTCCCCGCGCTTCCAAGGACCGAAAGTTCCGCAGTCAATGAAGTAAGGGCGCCGGTGCGGGGGCCAGTGGTCCTGTCCGGCCGACCAGCACACTCCGATCCCCGCCTCCTGTAGCCTGCGCGAAGTCGGACCAGTACCCGGTCTCTTGCTGTCACTCTGTCCCGAGTACGCCTTCACTTGCCCGCCTTCCGCTCCTCGGCCCGCCTCCACCGCCGATAGCAGGCAGGACAGAGCAGGACCCCGTCCGCCCTCCGGATCCAGTGCCGGGGCTCGTCCCCGCGGTAGACCGCCCACTCCCCACGGCACCCACCGGGACAGGGCCAGACCACGATCTCCCGCTCCACCCGGAGAGGCGGTAGGGGCCGGCTGCGTCCGCTGCGACTAGGAGACATCCGATCTCCACCACGACCCCGACCACGACCGCGACCACGCCCGCGACCACAACCGCGACCCCGACCACGACCGCGACCAAGACCGCGTCCACGACCGCGGCCCCGAGCGCGACCCCGACCGCGACCCCGAGCGCGCCCCCGACCACGACCTTGATAGGACTGCGGCTGTCACTCGATTCTCCTTTGACTGCTGGTTAATACCACCACGTCCCCGACCCCCACCGCGACCACGCCCGCGACCACGCCCGCGACCACGCCCGCAACCCCGCCCCCGACCACGACCGCGACCACGCCCCCGACCGCGACCCCGACCCCGAGCGCGACCGCGACGCTGATATGACTGCGGCTGTCACTTCTGCGTTCTCGGCAGCGGATGGAGCCACGGCGAGATGTCCACCACCGCTCCCGTCGAGATCATGACCTGTCCCGGGTAGGGCTCCACCTCGGACAGCGTCCCGTCCCGCAATGCGTCCGCCCACCGACCGCTGTCCGCGATCCACGCCGCATCGTCCAGGGTGATCCACTTGTCGGTGACCTCCGTGATCCGACCCGTATAGTGGTACGTCACCGTCCGCACGATCACCGACTGCCCAGCTTCCATCATGGCGATTCTCCTTTGACTGCTGGTTAGTACGCCCACGACCCCGACCGCGACCGCGACCACGACCACGACCCCGACCCCGACCGCGACCACAACCACGACACTGATAAGACTGCGGCTGTCATCGCCGGTCCCCCTGTCTCCGTCGTCTTAACTCCGCTCGCAGCCGGGCGAGCTCTCTCCGCTGGTGGCGCATCACGGACCGGAGCAGGCGCACCCGGTCCCGGTGCTGCTCCTCGATCTGCTCCGCGATGCGCTCGGCGAGATCGCGGTGGTCCGCAGCGTCGTCCGTGACGTAGCGCACCAGGCGCAGGAGAGTGCTCATGGTAACCCCATCACGATCAGGTATCCGACGATCAGCCCCAGCACCACCGCCAGCCCCACCCACGGTCCCTGGCGCCCCTCCTCGTCGTACTCGCGGCGCCGGCGGGCCCGTAGGTAGTCCCGGAGAGGATCGGGAGGAGGGACGAGGTAGACGTGCGGCCGACGACGCGGGATCATGGTTTCCTCCACCAGGGGCACGCGTGCTCATGCCACGGGCCGGGCTCGGGCTGGCCCTCGCAGCGGCAGGGCCCCGGCGTGATCAGGGCGCGGAGCCGGGCGATGTCTTCCGAGTCGCCATGCTTCTCGGCGAGATACTCTCCCTTGTACGGGGCCGCGTACTCCCACCCGTCGAGCGCCTCGCCGAGTGCCTTCGTGAGCCGCTCCACCTCGGCCCGCGCCGTGTCGGCCTGGCGGCAGCACTCGGCGTGGACCTCCTGCTCCTCTCGCAACGCGGTCGTCAGCCGCTCCACCTCGGCCGGCGCGCGGCAGTCCGGGCAGGAACAGTAGTCGCTGGTCACGTCGGGCATGGTAGCCTCCCTGGCGACGGGCGCTCCGAGAGAGCCGCGCGCCGGCATGTTGTGCAGAGCCCCTTCATCGCCCCCCACGCCTTGACATCCCTCCGGTGGAGGACGCGCCCGCACCGGCACCGTAGGGTCGTCCATCCCTTGGCCCGGCAGACAGCGCAAAGTTTACCCTTGGCTCCGACCGGGGGCCGTTCCCAGCACGCGGGACAGAGCCTCGCGCAGCTACCGACCTCGTCCCGATCCTGCCGTCTGAACGTCCGCGGGTCCGCCATTTGATCCTCGCACCGCTGCAGGAGGATGTCCTGGAGGCTGGCCCCGATCACGACCCACCTCCGCGCAGCGCGTTCGACACCGCGATGTGGAGGGTGGTCCCGTGGTAGCGCCGGACGGTGTCTCCCCACACGTCCACCAGATCCACGAACCAGCGTCCATCCCTGGTCCGTCCCCACGTGGCGTGGCAGTGGGTCTGCACCTCCAGGGCCTCGATCCGGGAGAGTTGCAGCCGGTCCACTGGTATCCCGAGACCGTGTGGATCGCTCACGGCGACACCGTCCCGTCCACCTCCCACCCCGGGATGTCGTCCGGCCGGGGTGGCGGGGCCTCGTCCACGATCTCGGGCTCCTCGGGAGAGACGATCTCGCCCTTGGGTGTCGGTTTCATCGACATCCGGATCGGCTTCTTGCGGGGCAGGCGCAGCTCGAACACGACCGGTTTGTCGATGTCTGGGCTCCCGAGCACCCGGATGCCAGGACGCCTCTCCTTCCCGACCTGCACCTGGGCTTCGTACAGGGTGACCCGCTTCCCGGCCCACGTCGCGGTCTCGGCTGTGAACATCGCCGCGAGGCAGTGGGCGGTCGTTTTGCAGAGCACCCACCCACGGCGGACGTCCGAAAAAAAGACCACCGGACGCCCACGCTTCACGCCCTTCTCGTCCTCCAACTCCACGACCCGGACCTCACGGATCGTCAGGGTAGGGGTCCGCCCGCCGAACTCCACCGCCGAAATGTAGTCGCCCCGGAATGCGCCGAACACGTTCACGATGTGCCTCCGATCTGTAGCCCCATCGTCGGGGCAGTGGTCTCGTCCTCTCCCTCCGTCACGTAGGCCCAGCCCGGGAGGTGCCAGTCAACCTCGTCGGGATACCGGCCCGGCCACCGCTTGGTGCGCCGGCACCGGACGAGGGTGTCGAGCAGGGTCGTGACGGTCTCGTCCCCGGTGGCGAGGGCTCCCGGATCCACTCGGAACACGCCCACGTCGTGTGGGGGGACACCCTCGACGGCGACGATCCACACCGGGATCTCGGTGGCCTCGACTCCGGTGAGGGCCGCGATGCCCCGCCGGTAGAGGGCGAGCTGGATGTGGTAGCCCAGGTCCGCCGCGGTGTTGGCGAAGCGCCGCGCGTCGAGCGATGCGGTGCGTTTCAGGTCAACGACCCCCGGGTGGTGCAGGTAGTCCAGGCGGGCCTTGCACACGACGGACGTGTGCGGGTCGGGCCAGGTGATCGCCAGCTCGGGCGTGCCGTGCGAGAGCAACTGAGCGGCCCGGCGGTGGGCACGGACAGCGTCCCGCATGCGGATCGCCTCGGCGTACTCCTTCTCCTTCAGGATCGTCCGGCCCGAGTTGGCCGCCGAGAACGCCTCCCATTCCCGACCCCGCCGGTCGCCGCCCGTGTAGACCGCATAGTCGAGGGGGAATCGGTCTGGCTCCAGCACCGCGGTGTGGAACGCCCGGCCCAGCATGAGGGTCTGCCTGTCCTCGGGGGGTTGGGTCAGGTGGTAGGAATAGTGGGCCGGCGATTTCAGAAGATGTTTGAGCGTCGTCCAGTTCACGCCGACCAACTCCTGGTACTCGGCGAACGAGAGCCGCTCCCCGGCCACTCTCCACTTCTTGCGGGCAGCCATCACCCCTCCTCGTCGTGGTACTCGGGTGCGTACAGCAGGGCGTGGTCCAGCACGGACTCCTCCAGTCGCCCGCGATCCCGGTCATGCTCCAGCAGATACTGCAGCACGTCCTCGCGGTCCTCGCCGCCCGGCCGGTCCTCGATCACGCGGAGCAGATCGACCTCGGGGTACTCGGGTGGGGAGTGGAATCCGCCTGGCGAGTACGACCCCGAGACCGTCGCCTCGACTACGAAATCCTCGTCCGTCTCGGGGTGCGTCCAGTAGATCCGCGTCGTCTTCTGGCTCATATCAGGATCACCTTTCCGTTCGGGAGGATGCGCATCGTCCGCGGCAGCTTCGCTGGTTGCCGCTTCTCGGCCCGGTCCAGTTCGGCGCACGTCGCCGAGCAGTGCGTCTCGGGCCACACGCCGGGTCGGATGGGGGCGTCGCACCGGGGGCAGCGGTGGAGCGGGGCGGGGTCGGTCATGGCTAGCGCTCCCACCGGCCGGCGTACGCGCCGTCCTCGTCCCAGCGGACCATCGTCCTGCTCGTCTCCCGGAGGGCAGCGCGGGCCCAGGCGCGGGCCCGGGGGCTGGCATCGCAGAGCAGCTCGCGGAGGGCGGACGCGTTCACCCAGCGCCGGGCCTCGGCCAGCGTCCGGAACCGATACACGCGGGCCGCGGGCACCACCACCTCGCGCGTCCCGAGCGCGTGCGGGCGACGGACCAGGTGGGTGGTCGTCATGTTCCGGCCCCACGGCCACTCCAGTGCGTAGCGGGTGGTGGTCTTCTTGGTCTCGGTCTCGGTCGTCATGGCGGGTTCCTTTCTGGTGGTGGTGGTGGTGTCGGTCACGGGATGTACTAGAGCACAACAGCCGCCTGCTGTCAAATAGCCCCTCACGGGTGCCCGCAGTAGTTGACCGCAGCGGATCCCAGATCTACAAGGTATGCATGACAAGGCAGCGAAAGAGCTTGGTGGTGTCGTTCGGAGAGCGCGTGCGGGCCGTGCGAACGGAGCGGGGCCTCTCGCTCCGGGAGCTGGCCGAGCTACTCCCGTCGTCCGACTCGGCCTACCTGTGCCGGCTGGAACTCGGCCGTGGCAGGTCGGGCCCCACACTCGCCACCGTGGAGGAACTGGCGGATGCCCTGGAGGTGAGCCCCCGCGACCTCGTCCCCTGAAAACCTAACTGTCGCTCGAAAGATGCGAGAAAACCTATGGATCTCGAGACCGCTGGGGCACAGGGCGGAAATCGACGCACACCGAGGGGAACAGGAGGCATGAGCCGCGATCATGAGGAAAAACGAAGGGGCCTTGACTCACTCGTCCGGGGCGGTCAGATCGTCTCTCGCGCGCTCAGTACTGAGGGGATGCCGGTGGGGGTGCCCCTGCCCCCACCTCCACGCCGGAATCCAAGAGGCGTCACGACGGGGAGGTCGGCATGACGACCCGAGTACTCTGGCGGGTGAAGTCCCGGCGACCGCGGCCGGACCCAACCCTCGCCGACATTATCCGGGCCATGGAAGAGTCGCGGCCCAGGACGCGAGCCGACTGCGTGAACGGACCGCGTCCCTGCCTGTACCTGTCGTGCAAGTATCACCTGTACCTGGACGTTACCCGGGCCGGTACGATCAAGAGCGGCTGGCCGACGACAGACCCCTGGGACATCCCCGAGACCTGCGCCCTCGACGTGGCCGACCGGGGGGGGCACACCAACGCGGCTATCGGTCGCCTGATGGGCATAGTCCGGGCCAGGGTCGAGCAGATCGAGCGGCAAGCGTGCCGGCGCCTGAAAGAGCTGGTGGACCCGTGACCCAGTACTGCAAGCGCTGTCGGACGTGGCATGAGGAGGTCCCGCACTGCCTGGACTGCGGGTCGTTCGGACTCGGTCCCGACGACCACCACACCGGCTGTCCACGCCACCGACGCGTGGTGGTGCCCGGTAGGAACTTCTGCGAGACGCACTCGCGTCTACTGGCTGCTGGCGCGTCGTGCCCGGAGTGTGCCACGGGCGTCCGTTCGGGGTAGTATCCGAGGAGCATGGCTCCTCAGAGCAAGCCGAAAACACGCAACGGCGCCGGCCACTACCTGCCGGGCGTCTCCGGCAACCCCGGCGGGCGTCCCAAGGGTGTCGAGCGCCAGGTCAAGGATCTCGTCGGTGAGCAGGGCGAGAAGGTGCTCCTGCTGCTCTGGCAGATCGCCCAGTCTTCAGACCAGACGACGAGGGACCGGATCAGTGCCTGCGAGATCCTGCTGGAGCGTGGGTTCGGCCGCCCCTCGCAGGCGGTGGAGTTGTCGGGCGGGCTCCTCGACGGGAGCGAGGCCGTGTTCTCGGTGCAGGTCGTGTCGCCGGGGTCCTCGCAGTGACAGTCCCGCGGCTCGACTACTCGGCCGTCCCCACCCTAGATCGGTTCCGTCGCTCGGATGCTGGGGTGCGCCTGGTGATGGGCCCGTTCGGCTCGGGTAAGAGCACCGCCTGCGTTCGGGAGTTAGTCCTCCGGTCACTCGCCCAGGAACCGAGCGTGCGGGACGGGATCCGTCGCTCCCGGTGGCTCGTCGTGCGAAACACGTATCGCGAGCTGCAGGACACCACACGGGCCACGTTCGACCGGGAGATCACGAAAATCGAGGAGGACAGCGGCGTGCGGTTCTGCACCTGGCGCGAGGCTGATATGGCCGCGACGTTCCGGCTGCGAGACCTGCACGCGGAGATCCTGTTCCGGGCGCTCGACACGCCCTCTGATGCATCCAAGATTCTGAGCCTGGAGATCACCGGAGCCTGGATCAACGAGGCCCGCGAGGTCGGGTTGCCGGTGTTCGAGCTGATCAAGGGGCGCATCCCTCGCTACCCGTCGATGTCGGACGGCGGCCCGACCTGGTACGGGCTATGGATGGACACCAACCCCTGCGACACCGACCACTGGCTCTACCGTCTTTTCGAGGAGGAGCGCCCGGCGGGCTGGGAACTCTTCCGCCAACCCGGCGGCAGGGACCCCGGCGCCGAGAACCTCCCGAACCTGCACCCCGACTACTACGACGTGATCTCGCAGGGGATGCGCCAGGAATGGGTGGACGTGTACGTTCACGGCAAGTACGGGTTCGTGTCGAGCGACCGGCCCGTGTACCCGGAGTACTCGGACGCCCTGCATACGCAGGAGTTCGACGTCCCACGGAATACCCAGGAGATCCTCGTCGGGATGGATTTCGGACTGACGCCGGCCGCGGTGATGGCGGTGAGGGATCCGGTGGACAGCCAGGTCCGGGTGTTCGACGAGTTTGTGGCGCGCGAGCTTGGAGCCGTGACCTTCGCCCGGGAGTTGGCTCGCAAGCTGCGCTCGGAGTACCCTGCGGCCACCGTGAGTGGATGGGGCGACCCGGCCGGCGAGCAACGGTCCCAGACGGACGAGCGTACGGCCTACGAGGTGCTCGCCGCTGCCGGACTGCCACTCTCGCCGGCCCCTACCAACGACTGGACGCGGCGCCGCGAGGCGGTGGGCGTGATGCTGCGCGAACTGACGATGCGGGCTCGCCCACGCATCATCATCCACCCGAGGTGCAGGGTGCTACGCAAAGCGCAGGCTGGCGGGTACTGCCTCCAGCGCATCCAGATCTCCGGTCCCACCGAGCGGTTCCGCGACGCCCCGGTGAAGGACCAGTTCTCGCACGTGGCCGAGGCGCTCCAGTACCTGGCGGTGGGGCTGGGTGAGGACCGCGCCGCCCTCCACGGTGCCGGCCCGCCCCGGCGCGTGAAGGCGCCGTTCCGCACCCGCAGCGCCCTCGGGAGGTAACCCATGGCCGACACCGTCAAGCTTCGCAACCGCTTCGAGCAACTGTGGGCCGACTCCACGTCCTTCCGCTCGTCCCTGGTGGACATCGAGAAGTACATCATGCTGCGCGTGGGGGACGCCAACCTCACCCGCAAGAAGTCGGAAGGCGAGGCCACCTGGAAGGATCCCGACGTGTGGGATTTCACGGCCCCGGTGGCGCTCGCGAAACTCGCCAGCCACGTCCACGTCTCGATCACTCCACCCGGAGTCAAGTGGGCCCTCCTGGAATGGGAGGACCCCGAGCTGCAGGAGGACGACGAGTGCCGGAAGTGGCTGGAGAAGAACAGCGATCAGCTCTTCGGCGAACTGGAGAAGAGCGATTTCAACGGCGAGGCGTCGAGCGCCTATCCCGAGTACATCGGCCTGGGGAACACGGTCACCGTGCTGGAGGCCCGGACCAACGACGCGGGCGAGTATGACTCGCTGGATTTCACGTCCGTGCCCATCAAGGAGGTGGAGTTCGAGGAGGATCACAGGGGCCGGATCATGCGGTTCTACCGGGTGATCGCCTGGACGCCGGGCCAGATCCTGGAGAGGTTCGAGGACGAGGAGAACCCTGGGTCCGTCCCGGACCACATCCGCGAGCGGGCCAAGACCGCCGCGTCCCAGCGCATCGACGTGGTGTTCTGTGTGTGGGAGCGCGACGAGTACAGGGAGTCCCCCGAGGGCGAGGAGCCGCTCGTCCTGCTGCCCGAGAAACGTCCCTACGGGTACTGCTACTTCCTGCGGGAGACCGGCGAGCAACTCGGCGAGGAGGGCGGCTACTATGACTTCCCGGTCTACATCGCCCGGTACGACCGGGTTCCCGGTAGCCGCTGGGGGCGCGGGCTCGGCCACCTGGCCCTGCCCCACACGAAGGGCCTCAACGCCTACGTTGAACTGGTGATGACGCGCGCGGCCCTCGACGTGGATCCTCCCACCAAGGCGACCGAGCGCGGGATGCTGTCCGAACTGGACCGCCGGCCGGGCGGCATCACCATGGTCGAGCGCATGGAGGATATCGAGGCACTCGACAAGGGAGTGCAGTCCAGGTTCGACGTGGGGATGATGACCCTGGAGGAGCAGCGGCAGGAACTCCGTCGCCTCTTCCGGGAGGACCAGCTGGAGCTGAAGGACTCGCCGCAGATGACCGCGACCGAGGTGCAGATCAGGTACGACATCATGTTGAAGCTGCTGGGCCCCGTGCTCGCCCGACTCATGGCGGAGTACCTCACGCCGATGCTGGAGCAGGCGTACCGGGCTCTGTTCCGGGCCGGTCGTTTCGGCAAGGCACCGGACAAGGCGCTGCGGGCGAAAGCCGGGTTCCGAGTGAAGTTCATGGGAGCGATTGCGAGGTCCCGCCGCCTCGATGATGTCGCCGGGCTGGAGCGCGGCGCGGCCTTCGTGGCGGGGCTGCTGAAAATGGGGTTCACCCGCGGTCCCAAAGCGTTCGATGACGAGGAGTGCGTCCGCCAGGTCTTCGGTCTCCTCGGGGCACCGACCGGTGTGCTGCGCTCGAAGGCGCGAGTGGAGGAAATGGCTCGCGAGGAGCAGGCGATGCAAATGCGGATGGCCCAGGCCCAGGCGTCGAAGGACGAGGCCGCAGCCGCCGCGTCGGCGGCCAAGGCAAACGGGGCCGCGGTCCAGGCCAGCGCCTTCCCGCAGGAACCGGTCCGTGCTCTCAACCCGGCCGGGGGCGTCGTTCCGTGAGCGCACCCTTCCGCTCGCAGCGGATCGAAGAGATCCGCCGCGAGTTCATCGAGGCGCACGCCGGACTCGGCCGACTGCTGGCCTCCCCGGATGGCGGGGAGTTGGTATCGTACTTGGAGGCTCGGTTCTTCAACGGGGACCTCATGGGAGATACCCCCGAGGAGACCGCATTCAACCTCGGCGCCCGAGAGGTCGTGCGCGTGATGCGCGACATCCGAGACCTCATGCGCCGACCCAAGGAGTAGCTCATGGCAAACGAGTTCCTGGCATCACTGCCCCCCGAACTGCAGGGCGACCCGAGCCTGCAGACCTTCGCCGACCCCGCCACGCTCGCCAAGGCGTTCGTGGAAACGAAATCGCTGGTGGGCCGATCCATCCGCGTGCCGGACAAGGACGCGAGCCCCGAGTCCCGGAAGGAATTCCTGGAGAAGCTCCAGGGCTCGGCCCCGGAGTTGCTCTACCTGCCCGAGGATCCGGCGAAGCGCGGAGAGGTCGAGCCGCACGTGTGGTCGAAGCTCGGGCGTCCCAAGGACGCCGAGGGCTACAAGCTGGAGGCCCTGAAGGCCGACGTGCCGCTCCCCGACGAGGAGGTGAAGGAACTGCGCTCCAAGGCGTGGAAGCTGGGGCTGACGCAGGCGCAGTTCAAGGCCGAGTATGAGGAGCGCGCGGCGGCCCGTGCGTCCATGGCGACCGCCCTGCAGAACGAGCAGGCGGGGCTGCGCCGGGACTGGGGCGTCGCCTACGAGGAGCGCATGCAGGCGGCCCGCATCGCAGCCGATAAGACGGGGGCCCCCGAGTCCCTGCGCCGGCAACTCGCCTCGGGTCAGGTGTCGGCCGAGGTGGCCCGCTGGCTCGCTGGGCTGGGGAAGAGTCTCGGAGTCGAGGCGTCCCCGGTGAGCGGACAGCGGGACGGCGCACCCTCCCGGCTGTCGCCAGCCGAGGCGAAGGCGGCCCGGTCCGAGTTGCGTGCCCAGAAGGAGTTCTGGGACCGGTCGATCAACCCCGGCCGGACCGAGTACCTCATCCAGCGGGACCTCGAACTCGCCGCCATGGAGTATCCGCCAGGGTGAGGGTCTGGTAGCCTGTGGGTAACATCCGGGGTCGCAGGACTAGCCGCTAGGCCCCTGCACCGCCCTGGAGCCTCGGGAGCGGGCGAAGCTCCAAGCGCGAACCCGGGCTCCTCGCCTGGACTACTCGCGGCGACCTAACCCGTCGCCCGCGAGTGCGGGCACCAGAGGAGCCACCGTGGCAGCCAACGAGATCCAGAACCACTTCGTGAAGACGTTCGAGTCGAACGTCATCCACCTGGCGCAGCAGAAGTACTCCAAGTTCCGCCGGACCGTCACCGAGAAGATGCCGGGAGCCACCGAGAAGCACGCATTCCGCGTGGTCGGGGCCCGCGGTGCCATGACGGCCAGGACCAACGTCGGAGCCGACGCGGGCAAGCGGACGGCCACCCCGTTTGCCAACACTCCATTCAACGACCGGGTGGCCGTCCCGACGCACTACGGGACCGCCGACTCCTACTCCCGGGCGGAAGTGAGCCGCATGATCACCGACCCCCAGTCCGCCATGACCACCGCATTCGCGGCCCAGGTCGGGCGTACATTCGATGACGTGATCGTGGCGGCCCTCTTCGCAAACGCGCTCGACAGCGCCGGCAACTCCAACGCGCACCCGGCCGCGAACCAGCTCGGGGGCGCGGCCATCGCTCCCTCGTTCGATCTGTTCCGCGACCTGCGGGAGGTGGTGCTGGAGAACGAGGTCGATCCCGACGAGGAGGTCTTCCTGGCGGTCTCGCCCAACGTCGTCGCCGAGTTGCTCACCGACGACAAGGCCACCTCCGTGGACTACACCAACGGCAAGGCGCTCATGGCGGGCGGCATCGTGCAGGGCTGGATGGGTTTCACCTGGCTGGTGAGCAACAGGCTCACCGTCGCCAGCGCCGGACCCCCGGACCAGATCTACTGCGGCGCGTGGACCCGTGACGCGATGGGCCTCCTCGTCACGCAGGACGTGACGGTGAAGGTGGGCGAGGACCCGGGGACGTGGTTCGACACCGTCGTCCACGCCGAGTGCGACCTGGGCTCGGTCCGGATCCAGGACGCCAAGGTGTGGCGGATCCACATCCTGGAGACCAACTAGACGGGACCGGGTAGCCCCCGGTGAACCCGGGGGCTACCCACCACCCGTCATGGAGACGACCATGAAGACCCTGCGCCTGATCCTCGCACTCGCCCTGCTGGCGGGTGCCTCCCACGTGAGCGCGGTGGACCCGGAGAACAAGCGGTCCACATCACGTTACATGATCATGAACTACACCTTCAGTGCCACGACCTCCGACATCACGGACGCACTGGTGGGGGTCCTGCCTCCGGGCATGATCCTCCGCGACGTGGTCGTGGCCCAGGCGTCCGCCGGCACGGGCGGGACGAGCTGGGTGGCGATCCCCAAGAAGGCGGGCAACGCCCTGACCTCAACCAACGGCGGGTTCACCCAGGCCGCCGGGTCCAGCAAGGTCACGAACACCGCGGCGTCACCGCTCCGCGCCCTGTCGCTCCCGTCCGGGGGAACGAGACCCGTCATACAGAAGACGGCGAACGCCTCGGGCACCGTCACGGTGCAGGCCGCCCTCTCGAACAACGAGACGACGACGATCTGCGGGATCACGTACACCGCGAAGACCAGCGGCGCGACGGGTCTCCTGGAGTTCAACATCGGAGCGGATGAGAACGCCGATGGACTCGCCCTTCAGGCCCTCGTCAACAACCACCCGTCGTCTCCGTGCATCGCACGCGGGGCCGGCGCGGCGCAGACCATCGTGGCGCGCAACACCGGGTCGGCCGGCAACGCGCTCGGCCTCGCCGAGAGCGGATCGGGGTTCGTGGTCTCGGGCGCGAACCTGACCGGAGGGCTGGACTTCAAGTCGGCCGGCGGCGAGATCGTCACCGTCACCATCGACATCACCGGCTCCTACAGCCCCGCGGTGACCGGAGTCGTGTCGCTGTACTTCGAGCCGTCGTACTAGGGGACTGCCATGATCCGCGCGCTCCTTGCGTGCCTCGTCGCAGCAGCCCTGGCGCTGCCGGGGCACGCGAGGGGCGTGGACCCCAAGAACCGGAGGTCCACGTCCCGCTACACGTTTCTGCGGGTGCCCACCCCGGGGACCACTCCCGCGACCTACTTCGTGCCGTTCTGGGTGCCGGCGGGGACGCGCGTCGTAGACGTCATCGCGACCCAGCAGGACAAGGGAACCGGCACGGGCACGTTCGGGTGGGTCTGCACCCTGATCGGCGAGTACGCCGCCTTCGGCGCGCCCGGTGAGCCGTACTACAACCCCGTGAGCAGCATCGGGTTCACGAACTCCGCGACGGCGGGCAACAACGTCTCGGTCAACCTCGCGAGTTCGCCGCTGGGCGTCCTCCCGCTACCCACGGGGGCGTCTCGCGGCTCCCAACGCATGGCCCCGACCTTCGCCCTCGCCAGGCTGAACTTCCAGGTCCCGGCCGGATATGGGGACACGGCCACGATCACGATGGGATCGACCACGTGGACGGCGATCAACGCCGCAGCCACCCCCACATCACACCTCCAGTTCCGCAAGGGTGCCACCGCCGCCGAGACAGCGGACAACTTCGTGGCGGCCCTCGCGAGCACTCCTGAGTCGGAGTTCGTGTTCAAGCGGTACGTGAGTTCGACGCAGGTCGAGGTGGCGCTGCGATGGCCCGGCTCGGTCCGCATGCTGCCGGGCACCAACGTGGTGACCCACGCAAACGGAAACATCGTGTCGCACGATCCGGCAGACGGGTCTCTTGACCCGCCCAAGGATGTCCTGACTCGGGGTGGGCAGAACAACGTCGCCATATTCTTCACCGGTACGTGGACATCCGCTCCCACCGGGATGTGTACCGTCGTCTTCGAGCCGGCCTACTGACACGGGGGAAGCCATGAAGTGGATCCGCATGGGGCTGAACCGGGACGAGGTCGCTCTCCTAGCGGCCGAGTTCGCCCAGCGCCTGAAGGGTGGCCTCACTCCGTCCGAGGCGTGGGACGCATGCAAGATGGCGCGTTCCATGATCGACCCCGACAGCCTCGATCAGGGATTCAAGACGTGGGTGTTCCAGTCGGCGGGTCTTGGGAGAGCGGAGGTCCCGCCTTCCCCCCCTCCTCCTCCCGCGGCCGAGGAGGAACCGCGACCGCCACCGTCCCCGCCGCTCCCCAAGAAGAAGATCAAGCGGAAGAAGGGTGATGCATGACGCGCGTGCAGATCTGCAACCTGGCCCTGGGGTGGCTCGGAGCAGGACGGATCTCGCAACTGGACGAGTCCGAGCCGCTCTCCGCGCAGGAGGAGGCATGCGCCTCCGTCTTCGACTCCTGCGTGCGCACGGTACTGGAGGCGAAGGCGTGGACCTTCGCGACGACCCGGTTGGCCCTGTCTCCCGTGCTGACCTCGGGCCTCGCGGATCGTCCCTACAAGGTCAGCATCCCCACGTCCGTGGTCAGGGTGCTCGACGTGGATGACGGGTCCGGCCTCTTCGACGTGGACTGGAGGCGGGAAGGGTCGGAGATCCTGCTCTTCGACGCGCTCGACGTCGTTCACGCCCGGGTGATCACCTTCGAGGACGACCCGACCACCTACAGCCCCGGCTTCGAGCGGGCCCTGGCGGCCCGCATCGCCGCGGACGTGGCCGGGACGCTCACCGAGAATCCGGCCCTCGGGGAGCGGATGGAATCCCGCTACCAGTTCGAGCTGTCGGTGGGGGCCAGCCGGGACGCGAAGCAGGGCAGCGGGGACGTGCGAGGTTCCACCTGGCTGCGGAATTCGAGGTCCTGACGTGCCGCGCCTGGAGCCACGCCAGACCGCGTTCAACGCCGGGGAGGTGTCCCCCCGGCTGCGCGGACATGTGGGATCGGATCTCTACAAGCGGGGGCTCGGGTACTGCGAGAACTGGATCCCGACCCCGCAGGGCTCCCTGCTCACGCGCGGCGGGTTCGAGTCGATCTACAAGCTGCCGGACAAGCCGACGGTGCGCCTGATCCCGTTCCACTCCTCCGCCCTGCTCGACTACCTGCTCGTTCTGACGGACCTGGAACTGCGCGCGTTCGTGCTCACCGGCATCCTCGAAACGGGCGGAACCGATCTCATCACCAACGGCACCTTCAGCGTCGGAACCGGGTGGACCTTCGTTGACGGGATCGAGGGCGGGAGCGCCGGGATCTCGGGTGGCAAGCTTTGGCTCGACTCGGACCGGGTGATCGTCGAGGTGAAGCCGTTCGTGTACGAGTACTGGTGGGGGTCTGCCTACCAGGAGTTCGCGGTGGGATCGGCCGGCGAGCGGACGCTCACCTTCGACTGTACCATCCCGGTCGGAGCCAGCCTGTCCGTGGTCGTCCACTCGGCGACCGGCGACAAGCTCTCCGTGGAGGTCACGTCGTCCGGCACGAAGCAGTACTCGGTGGTGCTGGCCGCGGAAACCACCCGCATCACGTTCGAGGGGACGGGCGACGTGGTCGCCACGATCTACGTGGACAACGTCACCCTGATCGGCGGCGCGTCGGCCCCCAGCCCGCTGGTCACCGCATGGACCGAGGCGATGCTGGATGACCTCCAGTACGTCCACCAGCCTGGCAAGGATTCGATGGTGCTCACGCACCAGGCGGTGGACGTCAAGTTCATCACCCTCACGGGCGGGGCCTTCAGCACCGGCAACGTCGTCTTCACCTCGAAGCCGTCGAGCTGGACGGGATCGAACTGGCCCAGGGCCTGCGAGTTCCACCAGGGGCGCCTGCTCCTGGCCGGCACGCCCTCGGACCCCAACACGTTCTGGGCCTCGAAGGCGGGGACGCCCGAGAACTTCACGACCGGCACGAACCCCGAGGACGCCTTCAGTCGCGACCTCCAGACGGCGGGGGCGATCCTGTGGATGCGGTCCGCCTCCCGCCTGCTGTTCGGGACCGACGTGGGCGAGACGGTGGTGTACTCGCAGGGGCCCATCCTCCGGGAGAGCGATGTCGGGGCGCTCACGCAGTCCCACTACGGATCGGTGCCCGTGCAGGCGCTCCGGGTGGGCGGGGTCGTGGCGTTCGTGACGGCCGACCGCCGCCGCGTGAGGGGCGCGGAGTACGATCAGCAGACCGAGACGGTCCTTGCGAAGGACCTCACGTTCCAGGCCGAGCACATCACCGAGGACGTCATCAAGGAGATCCACTGGGCGCGCAACCCGGACGGCCTGCTCCTCCTCGTCATGCGGTCCGGCAAGCTCATCGCCTGCACGTTCTCGCGAGAGGAAGGCGTGCTGGCATGGTGGCGCATCACCACCGAGGGGTCCGTCAAGTCCGCCGCGGTCACCGAGACCTCCACGGGATCGGTGCTATGGGCGGCAGTGCAGCGGCTCAATGGCATGTTCCTGGAGCGCATGATCCTGAACGACCGGCTCCATGTCCGGCTCGACGCCCAGGTCACCCGTGCCATCGATCCGGTCACCTTCGAGATCGCCGACCTTGACGATCTGATCGGCGAGACCGTGGACGTGTTCGTGGACGGCGACCTCGTCGTGGAGTCCACGGTGGTGCCCGGAACCGGCATCATCACCCTCACCGAGGAGACCTCGGGGACCGAGGCAGTGGTGGGGATCCGCTTCACGGCGACGGCCCGTACCCTACCCAAGACGCAGGCCCTGGCCCTGGTCCGGTCACCAAGGGTCGGCCTCCTGCTCAACGACTCCGCGATCCCCACGGTGAACGGGTGGAGGGCCGAGGAGCGCGATCCCGCCACCGCCTGGGACGTGCCTACCGAGAGGCGCAGCGGCGAGGTGGTGGTCGGGCAGAGTGGAGGCTACGACCGGGAGGGCGTGCTGGAAATCGTGCAGGACGGTCCCTTCAGGACCGAGGTGCTGTCCATCTTCGAGATCACCAGCGTCGGGAAGGTGTAGAGCATGATCGATCCACTGACCATGGCGACGGTGGGCCAGATCGGCGGCACCGCCCTGAAAGCGGGGTTCGGGCTCTTCTCGTCGTGGCGCCAGGCACAGGACGAGCGCGCTGCCACCCGGGAGACGCTTCGCAGGATGCGGGCGCAGAACGCCCAGGTGCTGGGCGAGGCCACGGCTCTCGGCGCCGCCACCGAGTTCGGGCTGTCCGGGTCACTGCCGAACTACCTCCAGCTCGTGCGCCAGGAAATGGACCGCCAGGTGGACTGGGAACGAAGGGCCCGCGACCGAGCCACCGGTCTCGGACTCCTGTCCGGAGTCTTCGGAGCGGTGGCGGACGTGGGGGGCGGCATCAACAAGATCGGGGCGATGAACAACTGGTGGCAGAAGAAACCTGCCGGCGGGGGTGGAACGCTCGCCAGCGCAGGTACGCCGAGCGCCGCCCAGCCCTGGTGGGAAGTCAACGTGGGTGGAAAGGGGATGCTGCGATGAAGCTCCCCGACATCCAGTACGGAACGCCCGTCCGTGGTCCGGGACCCGAGCGCATGCAACTCGCCGGACAGGTCTCCCGAGCCATCGATACGGGCACCGAGGGGCTCGCAGCCTGGGCCCAGGAGACGATCAAGACGCGCTCGATCCGGGCCGCGGCGGACCTCGCCGAGGGCGCAGCGGTGCTCGAATCCAAGCTGACCCAGAACAGATCGGTGTCCGGGTCCCAGGTGCGGGAGGAACTCGGCGCCGATTTCGAGTCCCTCCCCGGGCCCGTGAAGGCCGCCCTGAAGGAACGGGCGTTCAACACCAACACCGGCACCTACGAGGAGGTGGATCGGCAGGACGTGCCGATGTGGGAACTGGCGGGTGCGATCTGGGACGTGAAGTCGAAGCGTCTCCTGGAGTCGGTGGGCCAGGATCTGCCATCCGGCTGGCGCACCGCGTTCATCGACTCCGCGAAGCAGGATCTGGTCGCCCGCAAGATGAAGATCGCCCAGGTCCAATCGGCTCACTTCGAGACGGACCAGCGGCAGCGCCAGTCCACCGACTTCGAGCGGCTCATCCGGGCCGGCGAATTCGCGACCGCCCGGAATGCGGTCGGAGCCTCCGACGTGTTCACCCCAGCCGAGAAGGAGCAGTGGGTCGGCCGCATCGAGAAGGAGCGCCAGTGGCAGCCCTTCGATGACTTCATCCGCATCGGGGTGCGGTCCACGAAGGACGTGCTGGAGGCTGGCAAGCTCATCGGGCAGCTCGAATCCGGGCAGGGCGTGGACATGCTGGACGACAAGGAGCGGATCGGCCTGAAGCGAGAGCTGGAGCACCTCGTCAAGGGGTACGAAGTGGAGTCGAAGCAGGCCGCCGATCATGCGTTCGACGCCCTGGATGACGCGGCCCAGAACACCGTGATCGACCAACTCATCCGGCATCCCGGGCGGGCGCTTCCGTTCGCGCTGGTCCCGGATCGCAACAGTGCCTCCCCCAAGATGCGGGAGCACCTCTACAACATCATCGCCGGGACCCAGAAGAAGGCCGAGCAGGCCCCGGACTACGCGGCGTACCAGTTCATTTCCGACATGGCGCGCTACCAACCCAAGAAGTTCCTCGATCACGATCTCCTTCAGTACGTGGTAGCTGGCGCACTGAAACCGGAACACTTCTACCGGTTCGTGGATCTCCAGCGCTCGATGAAGGCCGATGGGGTCGGGACCGTGAAGTACTCCAGCTTCATGGGACCGCAGGAGGAGGTGGACCGGCTGCTGCTCGACCAGGGCGTCCAGGTCTCGGGCTCCAACATATCCACCGCCGATCAGAAGACCGCGGGCTACATGCGGATGGTAACGGATCAGGAGTTGTTCCAGGCCACACAGCGCAAGGGTGCGCAGTTGGAAGTGGACGAGCGCAACAACATCATCCACAACGTCTTCGCCCGGGAGTTCGCCGTCGCGCGCCAGAAGAAGGGGTTCATGGGGGGCCGAAAGCTCCAGGGGCGGGACGTGGAGACCTTCGACCCGTCCGCGACCTACCTGCGCCTCGCCGCGCGGCTGCACACGAAGACGGACGAGAAGAACCTCGCCCTGCTCCAGGGCGAAGTGGAGGCAGCCACTCCGTTTGTCGAGCGAGCCTGGAAGGCCAACGCGCGCACCCCGCTGCGCGAGGAGGAGCTGATCGGCGTGTTCGAGTACCTGCGGCGAAACCGCGAGACGCTCACGAAGCGGGCAGCCAAGATCAAGTCGGAGCGTGCTGCTGGCCGACTCATGCCGGGCCACGACGTGGCCGTGCTGGCCCCCACCGAGGACGAGATCGTCCGTCTCGCCACCCTCCTGTACCTGCAGGGTGAGCGGTGATGGACAAGATCGATCAGGCACTCGATCAGATCTACCCTCCCCAGACCGGAGAGGAGGACCGGGCCTCCGCGCTCGCGGACGCCGAGGCGTTCGCTGCGGGGCGCTCGCCGGACCGGTCCGCCGATCTCCTGAAGAGGGCCAAGCAACTCGGGGTGTCCCTGGATCTGGTGGAGCGGGCCGACAAGATGTCGAGGCCGGAGCCCACCTGGCAGGGCCTCACGCAGGGCGCGCCGGCCACGCAGGAGACGCTCTCCGACCCGGGCCGCGCCGCGGCGATGCAGGACGACATCACCCCCCTCGTCCTGATCGAGAAGATCTTCTCGGGGTGGGGCGACGTCCGGCTCAAGGACGATCTCAGGCTGGGGCTCGGGACCGTCCGGCTCAAGGAGATCGGAAACCTCCAGGCTGATGGGCTCGCCACGCCCGCGCAGCTCGCCGAGGCGGATCGGATCGAGGCCGAGCAGGAGAGATACCAGCGAAGCCTGAAGGACGTTGGTCTACTCGCCTTGTCGATGCGATCCGCAGCCCAGAACGCTCCCTTGATGGTGGACATCCTCACGCGCACGGGCACTGGCGCGTCGGTGGGACTCGCCACCGGACTCGCAGGCGGTGCGGTCGTAGGGGCCCCACTCGGCCCCGGTGGAGCCGTGGCCGGGGCTGTGACGGGAGGGATCGCGGGCACCATCACCGGGATGAAGGCCGAGGCATCGATCAACATGGGCCTCGCCGAGCGAGGTCTCGCTTACCGCGAGTACATCAAGATCCCCGGCGTGAACCACTCCGAGGCGCGTCTCGGGGCCACTCTCGTCGGGATCGTGAACGGAGCCCTGGAGGGCCTCTCCCTCGACATCATCTTGCAGATACCCGGCCTGAAGGCGCTCGCCGGCCGGGCCGCCGGCAAGGCTGTCGAGGGGACGGTGATCAAGGACGCAATCGGTCGGATCCTGAAGTCGCAGGCTGGTCGGGCCAGGTTCGCACGGGCTGCGGCCCGGATCGCCGAGGGAATGTTGGTGGAGGGGTTCACCGAGGCAGCCCAGGAGTTGACCACTGTGCTCACGGGCCAGGCGGTGGATCCGATGCAGGACTTGTCCCTGGCGCAAGTGGACTGGGACCGGGTCTTCGACGCTGGGCTCATGGGGGGACTCGCCGCGCCCTATTACGGGGGCATCGGTGTGGCGGCTGGGTTCACCGTCGAGACCCTGGAGGCCCGCCAAGCGGAACTGCGGGCCCGGAAGTTGCTCGCCCTGGGCGAGGCGGTTCAATCCTCCAAGACCTTCGAGCGCCTCCCCGAGGAGGCGAAGGCGTACGTGGAGCGGGTGCAGGCGAGGCACGGTGGGCCCGTCGAGACGGTGTCCATGCCGGCCGAGCAGTTGATGACCGTGTTCCAGCGCAACGAGGTCACCCTGGAGCAGGTCGCTCTCAGGATGCCCGAGGTGGCGCGGCAACTGGAGGAGGCCAGCGGGAACACCAACGTGGAGGTCACCGTCCCCATCGCGGACTTCGCGGTCCACATCGCCCGGCTCCCCGGGTTCGAGGCGATGAAGGAGGACTTCAGGATCGGGAACGAACTCACCCTGCGCGAGGCGAAGTCGGTCGAGAAGGACGCCAAGGCACTCGCCGACGCGGAAGCGAAACGCGAGAAGGGACAGCAGCAGGTCGAGTCGGCCACGCCCGAGCAGAAAGTCTTCCGGGACGTCATGGATCAACTGGAACAGGGCCAGGCGACCGAGGTGGCCCGGCCCGAGGCGGCCCTCTGGGCGTCGTTCGCCCGCATGATGGGCAAGAAGACCGGCCGGGACGCATGGGAGGTCTACAAGGGCTGGAACATCAAGTTCACGTTCGGTGAGGACGTGGCGCCGGTCGGAGACCTGGAGACCCTCTACCAGCCCACCCGGAACGTACAGGTGCGGGAGGTCACCCAGAACTACGGGGCACGGGGCTACCTGCTGAAGAGTCCCGGCAGCCCCATCACCTTCGAGATCACGCAGGACGAGCAGCAGCTACGCGCACAACTCCTGCAGATCGGCGGCCCGGAATCCAAGGCGCAGATCGCCAAGATCGGAGGTCAGGGGTACTCGACGGCCCTCTACCTCCGTTCGCTCATGCTGGCGAAGGAGAAGGGGCTGGCCTTCGAGTCGGACATCATCCGCACCCCGGCCACGGAGCGCATGTACGCCCGGCTGAAGAGGCTCGGGGTCGGAATCGAGAAGGTCGAGTCGGTTCCCAAGCCGACCGCCGAGGAGCTGGCCGCGCTCGATCCCGAGGACCGCGCGCAGTACGAGGCCGCGGTGGCCTCCACCTCGTTCGACCGCTACCGGATCGAGGCGGACGCCCTGCAGGCACTCGACCTGGACGAGATCGAGCGACTCAACGAGGCCGAGGCAGAGATCCAGCGCATGCGGGGGGAACTGCCATCCGCGCTCCGTGAACTCTCCCCCGAGGCGCAGGCCCTCGCCGGTCGCGTGGCGGACGCCCTCGCGGCCCAGCAGGACGGGCCTGCCAAGGATGCAGAGGTCACGCTTCCCCCGCCGGCCGATCAACTCATCCGACTGAACCAGATCGAGCGGGATCCTTCAGGCGTCGCGCTGCGGGATGAGCACGGGAACTTCTTCCCAGCGTGGAAGGAGAAGATGCGGGCCTGGATCACCGAGAACTACGATGCCAGCGAGTCGGAGGTGAAGGCGATCCTCGACGGGATCAACGGCCAGATCGCGATCTTCTCGTCGCTGGGCCCGACCCAGATCGACCTGCTCCCGGTCGGAACGCGGCATCCCAAGGCGAAGAAGGGACCGCTGCGAACGAACATCGATCCGATCTACAAGATCTCCTTCGACGCCACCTCCATGTGTGTGAAGCGGCTGGAGGCCCAGGCGACGCAGGCAGAGGTACAACGCAGGCTGAAGCGGGCACTCACCGCCAGCGAGCGCATCGCCCTCGTCGCACTGTTCAGGGCGGCAGGGAAGACAGCCCCGTGTCTCTACTGCTACGTGGAATCGCCGAGGGGCAAGGCCGGCGATTTTGCGCAGCGTGCCCTCGGTATCATCACGGGACAGCAGAAGGTTCCCAAGAACTGGAAACCCGGTGATCGGCGCGCCGCCGCCAAGGCCCGGCTCTACTACGTGGAACACGGGATGTCGCCGGCCGACATCGACGTGAACAACGTCTTGGATCCCGCGACTGCGTCCTCGAAGGCGGGGATGAAGGAGGTCGTCCGCCACGCACCGATCTACGACTTCATCGACTCCCAGGTCCGGTACGCGAAGGCAAATCTGGTCAAGCTCTATGAGGAGTACTCGGGGCAGATCCTCGACATCGAGGACCGCCTTATCGATGAGTTGAACAAGTACGCCGGGTTCAGGTTCTTCTCGTCGTCGGACTTCCAGGCTGAGCACGTCATAGATCTCATCCAGGCGTTCTGGGACCTGCAGCTCCGGGGTGCCAAGGCCCACGCCTACACCAAGGTGCGCGACTTCGTGGAGATCTTCGGTGCCACCGGCATGAAGATCATGACCTCCGTCTTCGCCAAGGAGAAGGACGGCAAGATCAGCGAGGACGCCGACCAGGGAATGGCGTGGAAGGACGCGCAGGAGTTGTCGGCCAAGTTCGACAACGTGGGCGCCGTTTTCGTGGCGACCTCCGACGAGCAGATCCGGTGGGCGCTTGACCAAGAGTGGATCCACTACATCATCCCGTTCCACTACTCCGGGCTGGAGAGGAAGTACTACGAAGCCCTCGGATGGGGTGACTACACCCCTCAACAGACCGAGAAGACCGTCCGTGGACTGGTCCGTGGTTCCAAGGGTGCGTATGAGGTCGTCTTCTACGGGAAGGTGATCGGGACGTTCCCGACCATGGCTGCCGCGGATCGGGCCCGGAAGGCCCACGTGAAGCAGGTGCTGAAGGGAGTCGCATGGAAGTGGAAGTCGGGCAAGGTCAAGAAGATCCGGGAGTCGGGCAAGGTCAAGAAGATCCGCAAGGTCAAGAAGATCCGCATGCACGAACTCGGGGCGGTGGACGGGCTGTCCGATGCCACCATGACACAGAACTACCTGCGGCTCGCCGAGGAGCGCGGCATCGAGCCTGTCTTCGCCTCCTTCGCCGATCACAAGAACTACTCCAAGCTGAAGAAGGATTACGCGCGATCCAACACTGCCTTCCGGCCCGTGGACGCTTCGCTGATCGACTATGACGCAGCCGGCGAGGTGCTGAAGAGGGTGTGGAGCGGCGAGACCCCACGCGCCAAGATGGATCCGGCTATCGCGGATCAGCTCACGTCGCTCATCGAGGGTGGAGCGAAGGATCTCGGTGTGCAACTGCTGCGCGCCCTGGAGAGTGGTGCGCCCGTCGAGACCCCGCAGGGCCCCGTGCAGATCGGGCGAGGCACCCAGCCGGATATCACCCTGGAGCAGAGACAGACGCCCGAGCAGGCTAACCGTGGCACGTGGCATGGCCGCAAGGTCTGGTCTGCCGTAGTGGACGTGCGCGACGGTCACGTAATCGACGCCACGCCCTACGAAGAGGCCGAGGCGGCCGGTTTCCATCACAGTCACTATGTGTCCGATGCGGCCATGGACGCGCTTGGCCAGGGGAATGCGACGCTCGTCTGGTTCGGTGCCGATGGACGTCTCCACGACTGGATGGACACGCTCCACCTCTACCCCGAACTTGCCGGGAAGGTGGGTCAAGAGTTGGGTGTCGAAAGTCTCCGGGCTGCGCCACGAAGATGGAGACGCGGATACCAACGTGGAGCCGGCGTCCGTGGGTTCACGCAGTTCGACATCGCCCGTTCCAAGTACCAGATCACCCTCACCGGAAAGGCAAACCTCTCCACGTTCTTGCATGAGTCGGGGCACGCCTTCCTGGAGATCATGCGCCAGGCGTCGATGCAGCCCGGGGCCGATCCGTCCCTACAGTCGGACATGCAGGTGATCGCGGACTGGCTCGGTGCCGGCGAGGGCGAGTGGACGACCGACCAACTCGAACGGTTCGCCCGCGGGTTCGAGGCGTACCTCCGGGAAGGCAAGGCGCCCAGCATCGAGTTGCGCTCGATCTTCCGGGACTTCATGTCCTGGCTCACGTGGGTCTATCGCACCCTGACTCAGCTCGACGTCCAGTTGACGGACGAGGTCCGGGGCGTCATGGACCGGATGCTCGCCACGGAGGCTGAGATCCAGCAGGCCAGGGACGAGGCGGGTCTACTCCCGGCCTTCGACTCGGCCAGTGCGGCCGGGATGACGGAGCAGCAGTTCGCCGACTACAAGACGCGCTTCGAGCGGGCGGCCACCGAGGTCCGCGAGCGGGCCCAGCGAGCCACCCTGCGCGCCCTGGAACGGACCATGGGGGAGGAGCGTAGGCGGGCGAGGGAGGACGTGACCGAACTCGCGGCCCAGAACCGGGTGTTCAACGCCAGAGAGTTCTTCCGCACCGGGGTCAGGCTCGACGGGCAGGAGGTCCCGGACGAGATCAAGGGTGCGAAGCTCGATGCCGGCGCCCTGGAGGGGCTCACGAACGCACGGGGCCGTCGCCGGCTCCAGTTCTACACGGTGGCCGAGGGTGGTCTCGACCCGGACGTTCTGGCGCCCTACCTCGGGTTCCCGGACGGAGCAACGCTGGTGCAGGAGTTGGTGTCCACGCCCACCCGGGAGTCGTGGATGAAGGCGCAGGTCGAGAGCCGCCTGGCCGAGCAGTACCCCGAGAGCACGGTGGGGGCCATCCGTGCCCGGGTCCTGCGGGAGGTACACGAGTCCGGTGCCTTCGAGGACGCCCTGCGCGTCGAACTGGACGCTGTCGGGAAGAGGGTCGGACAGCCGCCCGCACGGGCCGCGCTTGATGTCCTGCGCCTCGGAGCGAAGGAGCGCGTTCGGACCATGACGGACGTGGAGTTGAGCTCCGACCGATACACCCGCGCCGAGGCGGCCGAGGCGCGGCACTTCTTGGAGGCGCTCGCCGGGAAGAAGTGGGCCGAGGCGCACGACGCCAAGCGGCGGCAAATGTGGAACCACTTCATGGTCCGTGAGGTGGAGAAGGCCCGCGAGGAGATCGAGCGGCGGCGGAACCACCTCCGGTCGTTCGAGGAACTCGGGGTGCGCCGGACGATAGGCAGGGCGGGCCCCGGCTACCTGTCCGCCATTGATGAGATCACGGATCAGATCGGGCTGCGCAGGGAGAGCAACCGCTCCATCGCACGGCGAGTGAAGCTGGGAGCATGGATCGCCGAGCGGGAGGCGGCGGGCGAGGTCGTGGGCCCTGACCTGAAGGACATGGCCGAGCTGAAGAACTACCGCCAAATGACGCTGGAGGAGCTGCGGACGGTGGATGCCGCGGTGTCGAACATCGAGGCGATGGCTCGCCTGAAGGGGAAGCTGATCCTGAACAGGCAGCGGCGAGACCTGGCCCGCACCGCGGCCGAGCTTGCCACGCACATCCGCACCTTCGTGGGCGAGAAGTCGGCCGCTCCGACACCGGGCGAGGTCTCGCTCCGGGAGAGGGCCGCGGGACTCGGCCGGGCCTCCGTCGCCTGGATGAAGAAGATCGAATTCATGTGCAAGGAACTCGACGGGGGCCAGATCGCCGGTATGGCCCACCAGCTGATCTTCAAGCCGCTGGCCGACGCTCAGACCGCCCGGTACGACCAGCTCAACACGATCTTCAGGACGTTCATGGAGCCGCTGGAGAGCCTGTCCCTGGAACGGCAGCGGCGCTATCGCCAGAAGGTTGGGTTCCTCGTCTCCCCCAAGTTCGGGAAGATGGTGCGCCTCTCCCGCCGCAACATCCTGTCCATCGTCCTCAACCTGGGGAACGAGGGGAACCGCGAGCGGTTGTTGAACGGGTACGGGTGGACCTACGATCAGGTCACCGCCCGGCTGGCCCAGTTGCTCGACGCAGAGGACGTGGCCCTGGTCGAGCACATGTGGAAAACGGTGGACTCACTCTGGCCCATGATCCGGGACCTGTCGGAGAGGTACACCGGGCTGCCTCCCGTCCGGGTGGAGGCGACACCCTTCACGCTCGAACTGTCGGACGGATCGACGGCCGAACTGAGCGGCGGCTACTTCCCCATCGTGAAGGACTACCGGCTCACCGACGTGGGCCGGAACATCGCGGAGGCCGAGGACGCCCAGCGGCTGTGGGCTGGAAACTTCTTCGCCCCGGTGGTGGAGCACGGGTTCACGAAGAGTCGCGGCCAGGACATGAGCGCCCTGGAGCTATCCCTGGATGTGATCCCGCGCCATCTTGACAAGGTCGTCCACTACCTCTCCCACTACGAAGCGATCCGCGGGGTGGACCGCCTGCTCCAGGTCCCCGAGGTGCGTCAGGCGATCACCGAGCGGCTGGGGCGCGAGTACCTGGCCGAGTTCCGGCCCTGGCTCGAGGCTATCGCGTCCGACGGGGTGGCACAGGATCCCGTGGCAATCGCATCGAGGATCCTGCGCTACCTGCGCCTCGGGTCCTCGGTGACGATGTTGTTCCTGAAGATCCCCACCGCCCTGAAGCAGGCCCTGGGCCTGTCCACCTCCAGGGTCATGGTGGAACGGAAGTACATGAACATGGGGTACGCCCAGTTCCTCCGGGAGGGCTGGAAGGGGATCCGGGAGGGGTCGGGTGACTTCCGACATATCGACAAGCAGCTCGACCGAGACGCACGCGAGTTGTTCACCGCTCTCCAGTCGAAGGTGTCGAGCATCGGCCGCGCCCAGGCCCAGGTGATCGAGTGGTCCGCCTGGCCCCTGATGACGGTCCAGAAAGCGGTGAACGCGATCACGTGGTACGGCGCGAAGCAACAGGCGCTCGCCGAGGGGCACGCCGATCCGAACGAGTACGCCGACTCCGTGGTCCGCATGACGCAGACCGGGGGCGGCATCAAGGATCTCGCATCCGTCCAGCGTGGTCCCGAGGCGTGGAAGATGTTCACGGTGATGTACTCCTACCGCAACATCGTGTTCAACCTTCTGTCCGAGAAGCTGCAGCGGCGGCCCTCCAAGTCGGAGGTGCGCCAGGTGTGGGCCAGGATGTGGTGGGTCCTGCTGCTGCCGGTCGCAATCGAGCAACTCCTCTTCCTAGGGATCCGGGACCGGGACCGGAACCGGAAGAAGAAGGAAGAGGACCCCTTGGACGTGGCCGCGAGGCTCGCCACCGAGACCGCGCTACTCGCCACCTCGTCCGTGCCGATCCTGGGCGACGTGGGCCAGGTGGCCCTGGACGACCGGGACATGAAGGCTGCCCCGTGGCTCGTCACCCTCGGGAAGTCGGTGGCCTCCGCGAAGGACATCGCGCAGGGCGAGGGCGACGAGCGCGATGCGCGACAGTTGGTCGAGTTCGTGGGGGTGATGACTCGCTCTCCCACGGTCGCGGTGTGGAACTACGTGGACTGGTGTGTGAAGGTGGCCAATCAAGAACTGGACGAGCCGGTGCAGGATCTCTTCCTCCGCAGCCCGAGCCAGTGGGAGTGACCCATGCGTAGAATCCTCGCAGTGCTGCCGACGCTCCTCCTGCTCGGCACCGTCCCGTCCGAGACGTCCAGCACCTCGTCGGTGGGCGACAACTCGACCCTGGACTTCGACTTCACTTTCAAGGTCACGACGAGCCCCACCCACGTGAAGGTGTATCTCGACTCGGTCCTGCAGACCTCCGGGTACACCGTCGCCCTGAACGCGAATCAGTCCACCTCTCCGGGCGGCACCGTGTCGTTCACGGTAGCGCCCGGCCTTGACGTGGCGGTGCTCATGCAGCGGGAGGTGCCCTACACCCAGGAGACCGAACTGTCCCCGTTCACCGCTTACCGGGCGAAGACGGTCGAGAAGGGGCTGGACCGGATCGTCTATCAGGTGCAGCAGCTCGCGCGAGACAAGGCGGACGCGGGGACCGGTGGTGGAGGGACGCCCTACACCCTGCCCGCGGCCGGCGCCGCGACGCTGGGGGGTGTGGTGGGCACCGGGTCCACCACCGTGTGTGGAACGGGCCAGGTGATGTCCGGCTGGACGGACGGCACGGGCGTGATCGCGTGCGTCCCTGACTCCGGGATCACCTGGCTGGAGCGGTCCTACGTGGTACAGCAGGACGAGACGTTCTCGTCCGGCAGCTACCAGCAGGTCACGAACCTGGACAACCTCCTCACGGTCGGGGACAGGTACACTTTCCGGTGCGCGATCTGGGTGCAGGGCACGGTGGATTCGAGTCCCCTGCTACGGGTGAACACGGCCGGCGGGAGTCCCACCTCGTTCCGCGCGAAGGCACGCAAGCCCGACCCGACCTCGCCTACCACCGAGACGGTGGGCTACTTGACGGCAGTCCCGGGCACGTTCGGCGTGAGTTGCACCTCGGGGTGCAGCGCCTCAGCCATGCTGTACGAGATCGAGGGCGTGGTGCTGAGTGATCAGACGGACGACTCGCTCCTCTTCGAGGCCGCATCGGCCAACTCGACGGACACGGTGTCGGTCCTGCGAGGATCGGCCTGTGTGCTGCATCACCTTCCCACCCCGTGACGGATGACGGCCCCGGACGCCACAGCCGCAGAGGTCCCCAGGAAGCGGCGCATCACGCCGCAGCGGATCCTCGTTGCCCTCGGGTGGAGCCCGGTGCCGGCGGACTCGGCCACGCAGGGTAACCGGCTGGAGGATCTCCTAGGTAAACTGGGCGTGAAGGGAGGGGCCCTGGGTCTGCTCGTCACCGCTCTCCTGAAGCTGGGCAGCGCACTCGACCACCAGGCGACGGCCATGGCGCAGTTGACCGAGGTGGGCAAGACGCAAGTGGAGGTCGGAAAGGAATCCGTCGCGACCCTGAAGGCCCTGGCAGCGGAGAGCGAGTTGACCCGCCGCGAGCAATCCCTCACCACCCGGGAGGTGAGCTACGTGAAGGAGGAGTTGCGCGAGGTCCAGAACGCGATCTGGGGCCGGCGCGCCTCGCAGGAACCCCTCCCGGCCGCGGATCCTGCGCGCCCCCGCCCGGCGCGCCCGGCCACCCGCGCCCCCCCCATCAAGCCCTCGGTGCCATGATGACCCTTGAGGACGCGATCCCCGTGGTGCTGCACCCGTTCTGGCGCATCGCGGCGGGGGTCCTGATCGTCATCACCGGAGCGATGCTTGTCTCGCTTCTCATCTTCGCACGCATGATCCGACCACAGGACCTCAACGCCATGGCCCGCGAGAATCGCGACAACCTGCGACTCATCCGGTCGATGCTCTTCGACATCCGCAAGGCGATGTCCATCGAGATCGAGCTGGCCCTGGGCAACCATGAGCACAAGTTCCACGACCAGCCCCGGCCGTCCCTGGAATCGCTGGAGCGGATCGTGACGCAGCGCCTGCGGGGCGAGGGGATACCAGAGGACTGATCCGTGTGGACCTACTACATCCGGTCGGGAGAATGGGTCGCGGCCAACGGCGACCTCCTCGCGATCTGCCACTCGGGCCGTGGCGACGCCATGAACGACCCGTCGCGCTGCCGCGAGCGCAACGTCGGTCCGATCCCGCCCGGCTTCTACAACATCGGCCCGGCGCACCACCACCGGACATGCGGCCCCGTCGCCATGCGACTCATCCCCATGCCGGGCACCGACACCTTCGGCCGCTCGGGCTTCCTCGTACACGGGCCGAACCGCACGCCGGCCTTGGAGGACGACTCGGAGGGATGCCCGATCATGCCGTTCGGCGAACGGTGCCAGCTCGCCCTGAGCCAGGACAGGGTCGTGGAGGTGGTGGACGAGAGGCCCGTATCTAGCCCGCTCGACCCGACGACGTACACTGAGAGCACGTAGCAACTGGGACCCGGGCCAGGTTCTCACCCGGGCGGGAGGTTCACATGACCATCGGAATCGCTCCGGGGAGAAGCACCACCGAGTACAGACAGAGCCGCTGGATCATCCTGCTGGGGTGCGTGGTGCTGCTCGCCGGCCTCGTCGTCACCTACCTCGCCTCTCCCCTCTGGGCCGGGCTCCTCGCGGGAGCATCGGGCACGATCATCGTGGTCGCGGTCTTCGTGGTCTATGCGCTGTCCCGTGCCAGGGTGAAGTCGGTGGCCGCATCCCGTGCTCCTCCCGCCAGGACGGGGATCTGAGCCATGGCCACCTGGATACGCACCGGACGGACCTCCTGGCGCTCCGTCCAACTCGCGACAGGCGAGGCCGCTCCCACGAACGACGGGAACCAGGGAGTGGACCTCCGGCACGCCCGGTCGATCATGCCGAGCTTCCGGGCAGAGGAGGGCGAGACCTTCACCGGATCAGGGTACTGGCGCGGGTACGTGTGGATCCCCTCGCGAGGGCTATGGGTGAGGGCGCCGCTCACGGACGACGACGCCTCCGCGCTCTCCGGGTTGGGCGAGGGAGCCCTGCCGGCGATCATCGCCCGCTTCGAGGCCACGCGATTTCAGTACATCCCCGAGACCGTGGGAGTGAGCGGCGGGACGACGGTCACCATCGACTACACGTGCGGATTGAGGACAGCATGAAGACGATCACCGGAATCCTACTGGCAGCCCTCGCCGCTACGGTTGCGGCCCAGACTCCCACCAAGACGCGGATCTGCGACAAGATCGATCCGACCCGATGCGCGGAGGTCGCGCCGGACGGGACGATCAAGGTGACCACCAGCGCCGGGGGAGGCGCCACCTTCGGGAACGCCTTCCCGGCCACCGGCACCGCGGCCGGCGCGAAGGTGGTCTCGGGGACGCCCTCCTACACCCCGGGCGACATGGAGGCCCCGACCCTCACGACGGACGGCTCGCTGCGGATCTCCGGGTCGATCTCGGCCAGTTCGAGCGCCAGGGCGAACGCCTCGGCCCCGACCTGGGTCGAAGGGTCGGACAGCCCCTTCAGCCAGGATCTGGCAGGATGGCTGCGGACGAGAAGTCTGCACACCACCGCCGGCTCGCCGCTCGCCTGCAGGCTCTCGGACGGAGGGTCGTTCCTGTCGGTCCTGCCCGTCTCGGCGAGTTCCCTGCCACTTCCCACCGGTGCGGCGTCCGAAACGACCCTGTCCAGCCTCGACGGCAAGGTGCCCTCCGGTCTCACGGTGTCCACCACCCGTCTCCTGGTGGACGGGAGCGGAGTGACCCAGCCGGTCTCGGGGACCCTGACGTGCAACGCGGGGTCGGGCACCCTGGCGGTCTCGGGTCCCCTGACCGATGGACAACTCCGGGCGACCGCAGTCCCCGTCTCGGGCACCTTCTGGCAAGCCACCCAGCCGGTGTCGGCCAGCTCGCTGCCGCTGCCGTCCGGTGCGAGCACGGAGTCCACCCTCTCGACGCTCTCAGGGAAGGTGCCCTCGGGGCTCACCGTGACCGCTACGCGCCTTCTGGTGGACGGGAGCGGGGTCACCCAGCCGGTCTCGGGCACGGTGACCGCCACGGGAACGGTAACGGCCAACGTGGGCACGACCGGGGGCCTGGCCCTCGATGCGACGCTCGGCCGCGCGCAGGGCAGCACGACGTCGGGTCAGACCGGACCCATCATCCAAGGTGCCGTAACGACTGGATCTCCCTCCTACACGACGGGTCAGACCAGCCCCATATCCCTCGACACCGCCGGGAACCTCCGGGTGAACGTGGTCGCGGGCGGCGGATCCGGCGGGACGAGCAGTTCGTTCGGTGCCACCTTCCCCGGCACTGGGACCGCGGCGGGCGGTCTCGTCGTCTCCTCCCCTCCGACCTACACGAACGGCAACATGGAGGCGCCGACGCTGGATACGGCCGGACTCCTCCGGGTCAACGTCGTGGCCGGCGGGGCCGGAGGCGGGAATGCCCAGCTTCAGGTCTACGACGGGGCCGCCTGGGACAACGTGGGCGGGGCCGCCGAGTCGGCCAGCCTCGGCCACCTCCCGGTGAAGATCCAGGGGACGGGCGCCAACGTCATCGAGCCCCTCAACTCCACCCCGGGCGGATCGGAGTACGCCCTGCCGGTGCGCATGGTGGGCGGCGCCGCGGGTGACCCTTCCTACACGGATGCCACCGGAACGACGGTCCCGGCAAACGCAGCGTTCGTGGCCGGCACTGACGGCACCGACACCCGGGCGATCAAGACGGACGCCTCGGGTGAGCTGCAGGTAGACATGCTGACCGCCCCTTCGGCGAGCGCGACGGGGGCCGGCGTCCCTGCGCAGGCCACGTATCTCGGCGCGAGCGTGGGCGGGACCCTCACCGGCCTCGTCGCGACGGCGAACGGCCTGAAGGTGGACGGGAGCGCGGTCACCCAGCCGGTCTCGGGTACGGTGTCGGTGACCGGGGTGGCGACCGAGACGACCCTCTCCACCCTCAACGGGAAAGTCCCATCGGGCCTGACCGTGGCCTCGACGCGGCTCCTCACCGACGGGTCGGGCGTGACGCAGCCGGTCTCGGGGACCGTCACGGCGAACTTGGGCACCATCGCCGGGGTGGCGACGGAAACCACCCTGTCCTCGATCAACACCAAGACGCCCGCGCTCGGGCAGACGACGATGGCGGGGTCATCCCCGGTGACCATCGCGTCGAACCAGTCTGCGGTTCCGGTGTCCGGCACCTTCTGGCAGGCAACGCAGCCAGTCTCCGGCACCGTCACGGCGAACGCCGGGACCGGCACGATGGCGGTCTCCGGACCACTCACGGACACCCAGCTCCGGGCGACGGCGGTCCCGGTGAGCCAGAGCGGGACCTGGAACGTGGGCACCCTGACCACCCTGACCAGCGTCACCAACGCGGTCACGGTCGCCGGGCAGACCGCCCACTCCTCGGCGGCGACAGGCAACGCAGTGCGGATCGGGGCCTACGCGGAGGCCGAGGGGGCGGCCCTCGACTCCAGCACCGTGGTGGAGGGAGACGCCACCCGGTTGAAAGCTGACATCGAGGGGCGCCTGCTCGTCCGCACGGACCACCCCTTCACCTGGCAGTGTACCCGGGACGCGCAGTCGGCGAGCGGGGTCTGCCAGGCGAGCGCGACGGCCGGATACACGATCAAGGACGTCCTGCTCTCCAACGGGCCGACCGCCCAGAGCATCAAAGTGGTGTACGGGACCGGCACCACATGCGGCACGGGCACCACCGTGATCGTCCCCACGACGTACCTGGGTGTGAACGGCGGCGCGGTGATCCCCATGCGCACGCCCTTTCGGATCCCGTCCACGGTGGATGTCTGCTGCGTGATCAGCGGGTCCACCGCGCACTCCTGTAGGATCTCCGGGGAGCGCGGCCCGTGAAGCGGCTGATCCCGCTGGTGCTCCTGCTGCCCGCGCTCGCGCAGGCGCAGGTCACCTACGTGGGCGTGGGCAACACCTCGCCCACGATGTCCACCGGGACCTGCACGCCCTCGCTCGCGACCGCCCCGACCCGCCAGGCGGGAGACCTCATCGTTGTCATCGCGGAGGGCGAGGGCGCGTCGGGCAACAGCGGCGTCATCACCCTGGGCACCGCCAACGGATTCGCGGCGGTGTCGGGCGCCGCCGCGTGGTGGAACGATGGAGACGCCACGGACGAGATCGGAGAGACGGCGGTCAACCTCTTCTGGAAAATCGACGCGACCGGGTCGGACAGCATGCCGGTGATCGCCGACTCAGGCGACCACACGTCCTGTCTGGCCGTGTTCTTTCGGGGCGCGGATCCCACGACGCCCATCGTCTGCTCGGCGAGTGATGGCACCGACGCGGCCGACACCTCGGGTTCGTTCCCGGGTTGCACGACGGGCGTGGCCGACACCATGATCCTCATGGCGGAGTCCGTCACCGACGACGCAAACGACACCACCAACGGATCCGGGTACTCGAACTCCAACCTGGCCAGCATCACCGAGCGCGAGGACCAGACCAGCAGCACCGCCCTGGGCGGCGGCATCTTGTTCGTGACCGCCACCTACTCGGGGACGGGAGATTTCGGAACCACCACCTACACGAAGGACAACACCCGGCGGTCCGCCTACACCACCATCGCCATCCAGCCGGAGCCACCCGTGGTGGGCGACGGCCCCATCGTCCGGGACACGGGGGGCAGCACCTTCCCGGTGAACTCCAACCAGACCAACCCGGGCGCGACTTTCACCACCTCCACCTTCTCGACCTCGGGCAGCGCCGACACCCTGATCGTCGTGACCGCGACGTGGTGCAACACGGACGGTTTCGCCCAGCACCCGCTGTCCATCGCCTGGTCCGGCGGCTCGGGCTGCAATGCGTCCTTCACGCAGCGGGCCCAGGGGGCCAACACCGGGACCGGCGCCAACACAGAAGGAACGACGATCTGGACCGCCGAGTGTCCCAGCGGGACGGCGGTCACCTCCCGCGCCGTCCAGATCACGTCGCAGGGGGCGACGGGCAACGACGAAGTGGCGGTGTCGGTGGACGCGATCCTCCACGCCTTCGGGGGTTTCGGAGCGAGCCCGCCCACCTCCGTCTCCGCGAGCGGCTCGAGCGTGCCCCGCAACGTCACCTTCTCGGGCGTGACGGCCGACTCCTGGCTCTACGTGGGCGCCAGCTCCGAGACATTCCCCATGTCGCCCGTGCAGTACACGACCGAGCTACAGGAGACTGCCGGGACGTTCCTGTGTGCGGCTGCGAACGGGGTGAACACGACCGAGCTGTCGGGCTCCGTCAACGCGGGCTGGTCCGGCAGCGCCGCGTGGTCGGCCACGGTGGGCCTGGAGATCCTGACCGGTGACAACCCCACGCTTCCCGGAGTGCCCGGCAACCCGACCTTCACGGACGTGGGCCAGACCACCATCACGGTGAACTGGACATCAGCGACGGGCGCCACTTCCTACAAGGTGGAGCGGGCCCCGGACGTGTCCGGATCGCCCGGAACGTGGGGCCAGATCGCCAGCGGCGTGACGGATCTGTTCTACGTGAACAACTCGGGCCTGACCTGCGGCACGACCTACTGGTACAGGGTCCGGGCGACCAACGGGGCCGGGGACGGGGACTACGACACGCCGGCCAGCCAGGCGACCTCGGCGTGCAGCGGCGGCGGCGGCACCTCTGAGAACTCCGGGATGATGGGGTTCTTCTTCGGCGAGGGCGGCGGCGGGGGAGGCGGCGGCGGCAGCTTCGCCCTGGTGCAGCACCTCGCCTCCACGACGAGCCCGCCCGGGAAGGGCGAGACCGGCAACAACTTCACCTTCACCCTCCCCAACCCGGTGCTGGCGGGGAACGTGCTCATCCTCACCGTCATCTACGACGCCACCAAGTCGCTGGCGGCGACCCCCATCACGGACACCAACGGAACCTGGCCGACCACCGCGGCGGCATCCGTGGACGACGGGAACGGCGACCTCGACATGGACATGTTCGTGCTGCCCAACGCCGCGAGCGGGGTCCATACCATCACCGTGGCGTTCACCTCTGCGACCGAGCGGTTCCGGTTCCGCGTGACCGAGTTCTCGGGCATCGCCACGTCCAGCCCGGAGAACGGGAGCGCCGGGTCGAGCAACGACCCGGGGCCCACGATCAACTCGGGCTCCTTCACGCCGGGAGACAACGACGTGAACGGCGGGAACCTGATCTACTCCGTGTTCGCCGACACGGACGTGTTCGGCAACAACGCCACCGGGTACACCGCGGGCGGCTCCTTCTCCCTCCTCGACGCCGACATCGGGTGGCACTCGGACGCCTCGGCTCACTCCGCGGCCGAGTACTACGTGCAGACCACCGCCGCGAGCATCAACCCCTCGATCACCATCGCCCAGTCCACCTACGACGCGCACGTCGGGCTGTCGCTGGCCCTGAAGCTGGCCTCGGCCGGGACCGCGCCGGGCACCGACATGCGGATCGTCCGACTGGTGAACTTCACGAACCAGGTCCCGCCGGCCTCATGGACGATCCAGTGCCCGACCACCGGGAACCTGCTCCTCCTCGTCACCTCCGACGACCACTCACTCTGGGACGTCACGGGCATCACCGACAACGGGTCGCAGTCCTGGAGCGAGATCACCACCGGGCACACGGGGTGGCCGCAGTTCTGGGGCGTGACCAACTCCACCCCCAGCCTGGACCGCCTCATCACGGTGGCGGGCACGGGATCCATCCAGGCGGGGTCGTGGTCCTGCTACGACATCGCGGGGGCCAACACCTCGGCGTTCGGGTCGGTGGCAGGACAGGATCAGGTGGACGTCTCGAACCTCACCACCAAGGACAACTGGCCCGATCTCACGCCCGGACAGGCGAGCGGGATCGCCATCGCCCGGTGCGCGCTCGGCCAGGGTCCGGGCACGGGCTTCAACACCGGGGCGCCGGCCGGGGCGATCTGGGACTTCGTGAACTACACGGGGCAGACGGACGGGAGCACGTACAACAACTCCGACTGCGCGGGCCACGTCTGGACGACCTCCACCTCGACGCTCAACTGGAACTGGACGATGGCCGCGACGAACCCGAACAGCATGAACGCGAGCGCGGTTCACTTCAAGGCGCCATGACCGGTCTGCTCGTCAGGGTGCTGGACAAGTACGGACCGCTGGCGGTCGCCCTCGTCGTCCTGGCCTACCTCCTGCTCCACACCGAGGAGCGAGCGGATCGAGAGGCGGCATGGCTCATGAACAACCTCGGCCAGGACATCGCCGACCTGAAGGAGAAGTGCAGCACCCACCCGTAGAAGGAGGAATCATGCCGTACAAGGTGCAGAAGTCGGGCAAGGGGTACAAGGTGGTCACCAAGGGCACCGGGAAGACCCACTCGCAGAAGCCCATGCCGAAATCGCGGGCCATGGCGCAAATGCGCGCCCTGTACGCAAACGTCTCCCACGGTCGCAAGAAGTAGCACCACCAGCTCACCCAAGGAGCGCACTCATGGCAAACACGAACGCAAGCGGAAGCGGGCTCACCACATCCGAGGGAAAGATCGCGGCGATCTCCACCCTCCTCTCGATCCTCGCCGCGGTCATCCCGGGCCTGATCTCCGTCTTCTCGGACCTGGCCGCCCGATACCCGGACTGGGGGTGGATCGCGACGGTGGTCACCGTGCTCGGAATCGCGGGCTCGGTGCTCACCGCCATCGGCTACTCCAAAGCGCGGTCCGATGTGAAGGTGGCCCTCATCGAGACCTCGGGGAAGTGAACCGGTGGACTGGCTGGCGCGCTTCGGGATAGCGGTGGGGCTGGGTGTCGCCCTGGGCCTGGAGCGCGCCCGCCTGGCCCGCCGACAGCGTCGGTTGGAAGGAGCACGCGATGCGCTGGATGATGCTCGCACCCTTGCTGATCTCGCCCAGCTTGCTCGGATGCCCCCAGACGAGCCGCATCCTCCCGGCCCGGGATCGTAGCTACACCGTCGCCAAGGGAGGACGATGCGAGGAGGTCGTCTGGTGTCGCGTCCCGGAGGACGGGTCGAGAATCGAGGAGTGCCAGTTCGTGCTGGAGCCCGGCGATGCGATCATCCCGCGGGAGATCCGGCCGGCTACGGGAGCGACTCCATGAAGGATCCCGAGAAGACGATCTGGGTCGGCGTGGGGCTCCTCGCCCTGGTGGTGGTGGTAGCTGCAGCCATCGCCGTGTTCGGGTGGCCCTCCTAGCCGCACAGCCCTCCACCGCATCGACATGTGTCCGACCACATTCCGTCCCTTGTGGTGTGACATGAGCAGGGCCCCGCCTCTCTACCCTCGCAGAATGAGCACCTCTCCGGGGACGGAGTCGGCTCCTTGCCCGTACCCTTGCAGACGCGGCACGGACTGAAGTTAAAGAACCCTCGACCCCAGCAGGTCTTACAACCACCGTCCCCGGGAACGCTCATCACTACCCCTTGGTCGCGTCCTCGACCATTTGGATCCTCTCCCCAATCCACCGCATCACCGGAACCGCCATGGAATTGCCGAGGGCCTTGTACCGGGGTCCGTCCTTCGCCCCTGGGATCGCGGTGTAGTCG